CTCAAGACGAAGGGCAAGGGCCGGGGGTACATCGAGCGGCAGGAGATCGCCGTGGCAGAGAAGAAGCCCCTCTCGTGGTTCACGGATGAGAACGCGGATGTGGCGTGAAGCAACCCGCCACCTACTACCACGTCAAGGGCTGCGACTCCCGGGTGCAAGTACACCAGGGCGGCACCCGATCGGGCAAGACATTCTCTATCCTCACGGCCCTCATTGAGCTCTGCCACACCAACCAGAACTCCGGTGCCGTCGTCACCATCTGCCGGAAGACATTCCCCGCCCTACGCGCTACGGCCATGCGGGACTTCTTCGCCATCCTCGAGCGGGAGGATTGCTATGACGTGACCCTCCACAACAAGTCGGAAGCCACATACGTCCTGTGGGGGAACCTGGTGGAATTCATCAGCGTAGACCAACCCCAAAAGGTCAGGGGCCGGAAGCGGGATATACTCTTCATCAACGAAGCCAACGAGCTCGCCCTCGAGGACTGGAGGCAGCTGCTCCTCAGAACCACCGGCCGGGCCATCATCGACTTCAACCCCTCCGACGAATATCACTGGATATACGAGGAGGTAATCCCCCGCTCCGATTCGTCCTTCTTCCGCACGACCTACAAGGACAACCCCTACCTCGACGCTGCCACCATTGCGGAGATTGAGCGCCTCAAGGATGCGGACCCGAATTACTGGAGGATCTACGGACTCGGAGAGCGGGGAGTCAACCAGGCGGCCGTCTTCACGTGGGAGGTGGGAGAGATAGCCGGGAAGCGGATAGGGACCGGGCTGGACTTTGGATTCACCAACGACCCCACCGCCGTCATCGACGTCTACCAAGACGGGCACACCCTGATCCTCCACGAGCGCCTCTACTCCACCGGGCTCACGAACCCCGACATATCGGAGGAGCTGAACAAGCTGGACGTCGAGACCATCATCGCAGACTCCGCAGAGCCGAAGTCTATCGAGGAGCTCTTCCGATTGGGCCACAACGTCAAGCCAGCCCGCAAGGGACCGGACTCCGTGCGGCAGGGGATCGACATCATGCGACGCCACAAGCTGCTGGTGACTGCCGAGAGCACCCACCTCCAGAAGGAGCTCAGGGCGTACCGATGGGAGCAGGACAAGAACGGAAGGAACCTCAACCGGCCCGTGGACAAGGACAACCACGGCATCGACGCGGTGCGGTATGTGTGTCTAAACCTGCTCACCACGTCCCGGTCCGGCTCCTACTTCCTCGCGTAGAACAGAAAAATATTTGCTTATTTGTTTGGTGGGTTCTTTTCTGTGTGTATCTTAGCCATGTCTTCGGACAAGGACGGGAGCCTAACCCACCCGACCGACACCCGAGACTCCCCTGAGAGATGGCACAGTCCTCCTCCTTCTTCATCACCGAGCAGTACGGTGATTGCGCTCCGGCCATCGTGAGCGATTGTCTTACGGCCGAAGGTGCCAAGGCCCAGCTCATGAGCTTGTCCAAGCACCACGACTACTTGGGCGGATTGCTCCCCAAGGAATGCGGATGGGCCGTCAATGAAGCCGATGGTCCTGATGGCCGCCCGTACTCTTTTCACTTTCGGTACTGCACCATGACGGTGCATCGCCACCAACCTGTGGGAGCATGAGAGACGTCCTCCTCACCTTCGGCTACATCATGCTCATGCTGATAGCCGCCGCGCTCATCTAACCAACAGGCCCTCCGGGGCCTTTTTTTATGGCCCAACCTTTCGTCTATTTACTGACGTGAAGAAGACCATCACAATCCCGGAGGACCTCTATGACATCACCATAGACCAGTACCGAAAGGTGCAAGCCATCCCCGAGGGGGACGAGCTGCGCCAAGTGGTGGAAACCATCTCCATCCTCTGCCACGTCACCACCGACGAAGTGATGGGAATGGAGAAGAAGGACATAGACCACATCGGGGGTGTGCTGGGTGGCATCATCGACAAGTACGACGACGACTACCCGCTCGAGCGCATCATCGAACTCGACACCCGCTACGGCTTCCACCCGAACCTCTCCCGGATCACGCTGGCCGAGTTCGCCGATATTGAAACCCTCTGCAAGGACTCCCTCGACAAGCACCTCCCCCAGGTCATGGGCATCCTCTACCGCCCGATCGTGGAGGAGCATGGCGATTTCTACCGCATCGAAGACTACGACGGGGAGGACCGCTCGGAATACTTCAAGGAGATGAAGATGGCCCACGCTCTCGGCGCGGCCGCTTTTTTTTTGCGTACCGGGAAGGCGTTAGCAGGCGCTTTGGCCAGCTTTTCGGAAGCGGTGAAGGATCCAATCTATCCGAGAAATACGGATGGTTCGCCACGTTTGTACATCTCGCAAGGGAGGACATTACTAAACTACCGGAGGTGGAGAGGACTCACCTCGAGACTGCCCTCGCTTGGCTCTCGTACGAGCAAGACCGCGCCCTCCTCGAAAAGCAAAAAATGAACCTATGAGAACCGTCAACCAAATCCTCGACGAGCTCGAAACCATCGCCCTCGACCACCGCTTCATCAACTCCTTCAAACAGGGGGAGCTGTCCGAAGTCGATATCAAGAAGCTGGCCGGCGACAAGTACCCCATCTGTCACGCGGATATCTCGTCCGCCACCATCGAGCGGGGCGTCCTCGTCTATACGCTGGACATCCTCGTCATGGACCTGATCCTCCCCGGACAGACGGACGCACAGGAGCAGTACTCGGATACGCTGCGGACCCTGATTGACATCGTCAGCCAATACGCCCAGGTCCTTTCGACCCAGTCGGATGTGGACCGAGATGTAACGATAGAGCTCCCGGTGGATTGCGAGAGCTTCACGGCACGCTTCGACAACCTCCTCACGGGGTGGGTGGGTACGGTCCGCCTCCAGACGTCCAATACGCTCGACCTCTGCGGGGCCGCCTTCGCATGAAGCAGCACATAACGATAGACGGGACCCGCGTCCCCATGACCAACTCCATGAAGGAGCTGGGGCGCATCGGGAAGGAGGTACGCCGCCGCGCTCGGATCTCGCTCAAGGCACGGGGGAAGGTCGTGACCGGGAAACTGTACAACTCCATCCGCTACGAGCAGGGCGTGAGCAGAGACGAGAAGTCCCTCAACCTTACCTTCTCCTTCCCCGGTGCGGATTACGCCAAGTTCGTAGACGAGGGGGTGCGGGGTGCCATGTCATCGGCCAAGGCTCCGCGCTCTCCCTTTCGGTTCGGTTCGGGATCGGGTCCACGCGGTGGGCTGCGTCCCGCTATCGACAAGTGGGTGGTGAGAAAGGGCATCGCCCCCAGGGGACCGGGCGGGCAGTTCGCATCGCGAAAGTCTATGGTGTTCCTCATCTCCCGGTCCATCTATCAAACCGGAATCCGGCCGTCCTATTTCTTCACGAACGCCTACGACCGGACCCTCAAGAAGCACAACGCGAAGCTGGAGAAGGCCGTCGGCGAAGACATCGGAAACGCTATAAAGACCCTCCTCGATGGCGGCACAGTTTGAACTCATCCCCTCGACGTCCAACTTCCAGAGCACCGCGGAGCCGCTCATCATTCAGGTCTCCGAGGCAGTCGTGGCGACGTATTACAAGTACCGCTTCATCCTCGTGGTGAAGGATCGGGACGGGACCGAGCTGGCCAAGCTCAAGACGCATATGTTGAGCTCCTCGAACCAGGTCGCCGTCTTCGACATCTCCCGCGTCCTCGACGACTACCTCGAGCCCAATCTGGTCAACGGGAACTCAACCAGCGCCAACGTCCTCACCTTGGGCCGTACTGGGTTTACTCCCGCCTCTATCATATGCAACTCCTACGACGGACTCCCCGCGCGGCAGTTCGAGTTGGAGCTGGGCCATGAGAAGGCCACCACCGCCGCGGGGGTACCCTCCGAAACTCTCGACGAGGCATCCACTACGCTCTACGCTTTCCGCGACGAGTTCATCAATGACGGGGAAGCCTACGCCCGGGGCGACGGCAGCTTCCAGCCCTCCGAGGTGACCGACAACTTCCTGTCCTCGGCTCCCGATCTCGGTGTCGACGCCCGCATCGGGTCCGCATGGGGTAAGGTTCGAGAGCATCGCATCGGCACAGACCAAGCCTACGTCCTCGCATACGGGGCGCAAGGGTCCACCGCTCAGTACGTTGTCATCCGAGGATTTGAGGCAGACGGCACAACGATTGCCACCGCCACCCTCGACATTGACGCAGTCGGTGGGGACACCTCCCCCGACAACGACGCGGAAGCCATCCAATACATCGGGGTGGGTCCGGCCAACCTCGAG